TTAAAAAAATAACCACCAAAACGGAAATCTTGAGTCAAAGTCTTGTCTCCTATCGAATTCTTCTCTTCGTTCCGATTCTTGTCTTCTGTCAAAATCCATTCTTCTATCGAATTCTTCACGCATACCTCTTCTGTCGAAACCTCTTCTGTCGAAACCTCTTCCGCCTACGCCTCTTCCATCAGAGCCCATTCTGGGATCACCTTGAGAACAATCCATATAAATATTCCTATTTCTATAATTTTATATGATTAATGTATGCAAGGCTATATTGCTATGCCACCCTAAACGAACTATTAACTTCAATTTTTTCGAATAATTTGTTACGAAAAATTTGAAAGCGTAACTACTGATCGTAAGCAACTTTTGTGGATTCAATTTTGAGGCTTCGTACTACAATTGAAAGAGGGTTTTTATTTTTTGAGCAACAATATCAGGTGAAATATACGAATTATCAATCTTAATGTAATTATCAAATGGTATTTCTCCGTCATTACTTACTAAACGGTATTTTCCATCATCACCTATTAATCTTTGATTAGAAATATCAATATCCCGTTTCGATGCCTTGTTGCGCAATCTATTTTCCGTTGTATTTCTTTCCAAACGTACTTCTCTTGAAGCAACAAGCTCAACATAGTAAAATTCAGTTTTGTATGGTCTGAATATATCTTTGACATGCTCAATATAATCCCAATCGGACTTCTGGTCAAACGCCCACATATAAGTAAAAATAAGTCCGTAATTATTAGATGCTGCAAATTCTTCAAAAACCACATCCCTTAAACGAGAAGTTATTCTTCCATTATAGGAACCAAAAATTTCAATTACCGGCTCAATTGTCATATGATTATGAAACAAACGTAAGTCTGTAATTTTCATCAATTCCTGCCCAACAGTCATTTTTCCTACAGACGCATTTCCAATTATAAATACAACTTTCATAAATTCATTCCCCCCGGCATGATTTAAACAACTTTATTAATAGAATACCATCCTGCTTACCAACTATCAATAGTAAGGTTTCAATGCTGTTCATCTATTGCCCATTTGGGCTTTTTTCCCCCACTATTCCCTTCTACATTAATACTTAATTTCATCCTCATATGTATATCAATCTGACGAATTTGATTAATAATCGACCACTTCCATATTTCATCGTCAGACTTCACTAAAACTATTGTAGACACCGAGCCGATAACTATCGAATTAAATCAAGAAAAAAACCGCCCGGTGCTGGTAACACCGAACGGCTTTATATAGGTTTTCTCTTACCATTTGGCAGTTTGTTTCCATTGATAAAATGCAAGAACTCTTGCAAACACGAGACTTTCCCGCATTTACAAGAGTTCTATAAGAGTGGAGCAGACGGGAGTTGAACCCGCAGATACGTAAGTCTAAAAAATCTAATAAATACCGGGATTCCTTATAAATTGGAGGTTTCCCGGTATTACTAAATAATAATATTTATCGGTTTAAGTAAAAAATATGACCATGTTGTACGCTTATGCAACACGATTTTGCAACACGAATCACCGACATGTGATTTTGGCGTACTCCGTAATCTTTTCTCGTTTTTTATCCGACTTGCATATAATCTTTTCGGTCATGCCAGGTATAGGGTCATTAGCCCTCATGTATTTGCAAATTAAATAGTATTCTTGATCTGGCAACCCAATAATATACTTGTAAAAATTCCATATAGTTTCATCGTTAGTTTGATTCATATCCCCAATATGCCTCCTATGTATGTCACTAATAAATCTCCTTTTATATTATTTCATCCACGGTAGTTAATTCCTTATTCAATTATACGAACACGCGTTCGATTTGTCAAGGTTGTCTACATTCTCTTTTTTTCATCCCTTGCCCCTCCTTTACGTTCTTATAATATTAAAACGAAAATAAGAAAGAAATGAAACGCCTTGAACGGTAAACCGTTCACTTTTTCAAATATGGAGTATCAACCAAATCATTTATCATTATATGTAAGCCTTTTGCCAGCAGTTCCATTGTATCCATTCGTGGCATAGCCCCTTTTTTAATTCCATGCACTGTTGATTGTGGAATGCCTGTCATAATGCTCACTTGACGTTCGGTTAATTTCTTTTTACGCATATATTCGTCAAGCAGTATTCTCATGATATATTAATACTATCACGCGGTATACTGATACATAGTGGAAATGATTTCCAGAGATTACACCACTACCAGGCCAACCACTATATCAAACAATTCTTTGAACGAATCAGCATAATACATAGGCTGTACCTCGCGCTGGCACTGGGGGCTTACGGCATTCTCGCCGTATTTCAATCCCTTTTCAGTCAGGGCATTATATTTCTTGGTTCCGTTAGGACTTGATGTTGATTTCCTGGTCCTCTCTTCAAGGTATCCCTGTTCTCTCATTAAAACATTGAAGTTCTTTGCTGACATACCTAAGTCAAAACGTTTCAGCAAATCAGTAGCAGATTTTAATTCCCGGCTGCCGTTATACTCATACTTAGGCAGGAATTCTGTCGGTAGGTCGTAGCTCTTATATAACTGTCCAATCATCAATAGCTTGCTGGCATCATTTACACGGAGTATGTCAGCCACTACGCTAATACATTCCACCTGCTCCTTGAATGATATCTGTTTGCTGTACTGTACTCCCTTTTCAATGAAGTCCTTCATCTTTTCAAAGGCTTTTATGTACCTGGCGGTAAAAATGACCCCTTTTTTACCAACCATTTTATTAGCAATCATATCACAACCCATTTTTGTGCAAAGATAGCGCGGTAATGTTCTCCCAGTACTATCCTGATAAGACGATTCAATGAAATATTCACTCAATCCAAAGTTGGCTTCAGTGAGATATTCGCAATAACCTCTAATATCTCTTAACAGTTTGCTATGTTCCTTCTCTACCATCAATGCTACTTCTCTACTATCTGTCAAAAGCTGACCGTTCTGCTCGAATACTGTTAAATTATACATATAAAAATCTCCTCTCATTATTCTTGATTCACCGAAAGGATCATGTTATACTAAATACATATCCTTTCGGGATATTAGTTGGAGTAAACACATCACTCGCCAAAGTTACTGTGTTTGCTCTTTTTTTGTTCCAGTTAATTCATTGAGGTATTGATCAATTTTGACTTTATCCCAAAGAACTCGCTTTCCTATCTTAATCTTAGCGCCTATCTCCTCCCCCCACCTCATGGCATTGTTACGGCCCAAATTGGTGTATGCCCGTAACTCCTCAGTGTCCAACAGGCGGCTTTCTCCTGCTACTGTGTTCATGGCTCTTGCTCTCATTATGTTGACTCCTTTCATTTTTAAGTGTGTTTATTGTCTACCTCTTGACTATATATTAAACTATAGTTATAATAAAATCAAACAACTCTTTTATTTTTTATTAGTTAAATTGTATGAGGTGATATATCATGATAAAAAGGAAATTAAACCCAGAACAGGGAAAAAGATTGAATGAATGCTTGAAAGATATTAGAATGGCCCAAAAAGAATTAGCCCAAAAAAGTGGATATACACAACAATACATAAGTAATATCGTTGTTGGGAAAAAAAATATGTCTCACGAATCCGCTGAAATATTCGCAAATATCTTGTGTGTGAGAAAAGATTATTTACTATGTCAAGATGATTTCAAAACTGACAATGCTAAAAGAAGATGTTCTTTTGATTATTACGATGAATATGATAAGTTTGTATCGTCTATATTAAATCACTTTGGAATTTCTGTCATTAAAAGTATTGTTAGAACTAAAGAAGGTAAATCTTTTGTAATGACTGATAATCCCAGAGTAATTGGATATGAGGATATTCTCGTAGGGAAAAAAATAAAGATTTCCGGTGAAGTCCAAACTCCCATATCTATCAATGTATGCATAGAGGTAGGGGGAATTCAAAAGGAAATTCCGATTAATGATTTGCATCGCCTGATAAAAGATATCATGGGATACATAAATTTCAAATGTGAAGACTTTCAAAAGGAATTTTTTCATCATTAATTAACCATGCAAGGCTCTTAATCGCAATTCGCACCCTGTCAATGATTAAACTAATAACATAGAATTCAAAATAATTCCCTTTGACTTTAAGAACGTATGTTCGTATAATATTCTTAAGAGTTGGAGGTGATGTAAGTCATGAAAGGAATATGTGGGCTCGCGGAGGACATTAATAAGTGTCCACATTACGATGCAAATATGGGGAGCTGTACTACAAATAATAATGTGTGTGGATTTTTCAGAAATCCAGAAGCAAAGAAAGAGAAATCAGAATACAAAAGAAAAACAAGATGGTATGAGCAGTATTATGAAAAGTGAAGGTTAGAAAAGACAGGCGGGTCCAAAATTTCGGATACCCGCAGCAATTTGTTGATGAAAGTATTCTATACTTGTAATATTTTAACAGTATGTATAATATAATAAAAAAAGGCAATCGCCACAGGGTGGTTGGCTAATTAGAAAAGCAAAAACCTTCCCAACCGGCCAAAGTACAGGGAAGGCTTTTTGCATTTAGCGACACGTCTTAATGACGAATGTCAGCAGTGCTAGAAGGAACATACCAAAAGACATTAGGTCCTTAAAGTCAAGATTCTTCATGAGCAACACCTCCATTCTATGTAGAATCGAGGCCTACCATCCTATACACGATTGCCAGCAGTTTGTACCTGCCAGTATAATTATATGTTCCAACTTGAGTATATACTATTAATAATATCTTAAAAATTCCTTTGGAACCCTATTCCGCCAATCCTGGATACTGCAATGCCCCCTTCTGATCCTGAATGGATAACAGATGGGTCATGGTTATTTAATAAAAATAAAGGGCGGGCCCGGACACCGGATACCCGCCTAAAACATTACACATACTGTATTTTCCAGATGTGTGCAATAAACTATTCTCTTAATCTCACATATACACTGCCGATGATATTTCCATCTTCATCCTTAGCAGTGATTAAAACCAATCCTTTGCTCAGTGCTGTAACTTTTCCTTTGCTGGTTACATTAACTATTGATGAATCCATAGGAGCCCATTTAACATTTAATGTATTAGTAAAATCATCAACAGTTAATCTGCTTGTCTCTCCAACTTTTAAGTCAATTGCAAGTCTGTAATCGTCTGCATTCTCTACAACTAATACGTTAATGTGATCTGTATATGAGCCGTCTGCACTCTTAACTGTTATTACTGTATTACCAGGTGCTAAAGCTGTCACAATACCCTTTTCATTTACTGTGGCAACTGATTCATTTGAAGATGACCATGCCATTTGTGTATTTACACTTAAATCATTGTCTACACTTAATCGGAGTGCTTCGGCAACCTCTAAAACTACTTTTAATTTAGCTTCGGATGTGGGAGGATTTTGTGATGCCTCTGGAGTTGCTGAGGCTTCATTAGTATTACCACCTTCCCTATCATCAATGATTGCAGTTACAATATAGTAATATGTAGTTCCGTTAATAACCTCTGTATCAGTATAAGTAGTATCTGTTACATCTGTTGCTATTGATGTATATGGACCTCCTGGGGTTGTTGAACGTTTAACAGTATAGCTTGTTGCGTCGGTTACTGCGTCCCATGTTAGGTTCACTTTAGAATCGCCGCCAGTGGATTTTAAAGCTGTTGTTAATTCTTCCATTGTAAAACCACTATATTTAACCATACTCTGAGAATAATTATAAAATCCAAATTTACCTGATGTATACGTGCTATCATTAATTGTTATATTATCTAAAACTTTATCTCCCTCCTTTATAACGATATCAAAGCTTCCCTCACCTGTAAAATTTAAATTAAAATTATAAACAGTATTGTCTTTATATCCAATATTATTATGATACAAAGATTTAACTTTATTTTCACTTCCTGATGTTGTCCACAACTCACTATCACTAACTGAATCATCAGTATTTATAAGTTTAACGTTCATTCCTTGTTTTGCAACGTCTTGACTTGATTGTTTCCAATCAAACAAATAATAATGGCCTATATCTTTGTATCCAAAAACAAAGCCTATGTAATCATCGTCTGAATAAGTATTAACACTAAAATTTCCTTGTATTTTAGCATTATTGCACTCAATATTACTTACAAAGGCTGATGGTTTAGCATTAATCGTTTGTGTTACTGAAGTTTTAGAAGAGTCTAATTCCCAATTAGGTTGAGGATCGCTAGAATTTGCTACTATGACACTCTTCCAATCAGATAAATCTAAATGTTTAGTCACTGCGGCAAAACCAATAGAAGAATAGGATGTTATTACTGTTAATAATACAATTACAAAACTTAATACTTTGCTTATTTTCTTCATACAATGTACCTCCAAAATTTATCTTATGTAATTATTGTTGTTATAAATATCCTAAATCAATAAATAAAGTGCAGAAAAGAAAGCCATTCGATTGTAATAAATGACTTGTAAATTTTTAATATAATCGATTATAGTATTCTGGGATTTCGGCATTTGATTTATGTTTTAGAATGCATTTATATTATCATCATATATTAATACGGACAATTGGTAACCTTGCCAAACAAATTTAGCACTATTTCACTAATCCTAGATACCGCAACGCCCCATCATCACCCGGAGTGAGCGTCACCGGTTTCACAATCATTTTCCCTTCACCGTCCAGACAATAAACTTTTCCGGATTCCTCGATCAGAGTACCTTTGAGCATAACGCCATCTGCGTTGAGGTAATACCAGCCACCCTTGTACTGATACCATGTGTTCGTGACCATCAGGCCGGCACCGTCAAACCAATACCATAGGTCTTTTTCTATATCCTGGTGCCAGTTATTTCGAACGCATTCCCCGGTATCGTCATTATAGAAGCGCCAGCCTTCGTCCTCCTGGTGCCAGCCTGATTTCTTTTCTTTTGGTATCTCTGCAGTCCATGTATTTTTAAATACATCAGGGTTTGCATAAACCTTCTTGATACCTGTGGTTGAGCTGCCCCAATCTGGAAGTTGGAAGTGTGGCTTATCAACCGGAGATTTCCAATTCCCTCCCCATTCCAGACCAAGGCTCACACCGATGGCACCAACTCTTCCGAAAAAGTTACCTGCTTCATTATAAGCGCCTTGTCCGTCATTCCGGAAAAAGTCAAAGGCCGTCCCCCATTGATGATAAGAACTATATGTACTCCCTGGAGCATTGGTCACGATGTTGCCGGGTGTAGTCCTACCTTGTGCGTACAATGCGTCCTGCTCCGCAACGGTGCGATATGTCTCTCCAATCATAATTATTAATCCCTGCTTAGAACACTCTTCCACCAGTTTTGCAGCCAACACCTGCAGCCTCGGATGACATAATGTAATGTCTCTCATGTTTCATTCCTCCAATCGAAAAGGCCCAGAATTCACCCAGGCCCAAAAATTGTGATGTTACAACTTGTTATTCTGTAACTTCTGCTTTCTTTTTTAACACATCAATAGCTTTGATTAGAGCGGCAGGAAGCGGCAACCCCATGAGTCCAGCATTCTCCACGATGGAGATCAACTCGTTTACAATAAAACCAATAACCACCATATCTCGTATGTAATTAGTTCCAATAGCCAAATCCAGGCGGTGGGCTACCAGGACAAACAGGAGTGTCATGCACTTGCGACAGAGTCCTTTCCAGCTTGCTTTTGATTCCAGAGCACCAGTTTCAGTCTTAGTGCTGTTTTTAAATATCCCGGCTACGGCCAACCCGGAAAGAAAATCAATCACCATAAAAAGCATTAAAGTTCCGATACCGGTATCCCACCCTCCAAATAAAGATGCTATAAAGCTACCTGCCACCCCCGCAGCTGTACATAATATATTTTTCATTCTCATATTCCTCACTCTTCATTAATTTTTAGATGCAAGAATCTCTTGTTTCTGTGCCTCGGTAATCCATTTCTTTATAATCGCATTCGCCAGCATGGCAACCGTCAGCTGCCCCTTACCACCATCATATAATCTCATTAATGTCTCAAACATATTTATCCCTCCAGACTTGATAATACTAATGTGTCAACAGTTGCTTTTAATGACTGGTTTTCTGCTTCCAATGCTGCCACTCTCTCGGTCAGATCCGGTGTGCGGAATACTGCGGTCATTACATCTGCTTTAATGGCTGTCACTCCATCCTCTGCTGTACCGATTACTTGATCCGACTGTTTTGTAAGCCGTCCAGCGTATACAAGATCAGTGCGGGTCCAGTCCGGATCACCAGATAATCCAATCTGTTTGATGTTACTGTTGGCTTTCAGAATGGCTTCGATCGCATCAAAGCTTTTGGTTCCTTTTCGAAAAGCAATAGTGCCACCATTCTCATTTAGATTTACACCAGCGGGGATCAGATCAAAAGCATGATCGCCAAATTCAATTTTTTCAATATTCATAAAATTCCTTCCTGCCTCTTGGGCATAAAAATAAGAGCCAATTGGCTCCGTTATAAAAGTAGAGAGGCGAATTTCGCCCCTCCTTTTAATTTTAATAATGCTGTAATAACACTATAAATTGTATAGCCTATAATGGTAGGCCACCATTATTTGCAGCAGTCACTGTTGTCACAGCCTTTTGCAGCACTGACAATTTCCTTGAGCTTGTCAAGCATTTCTAGGTTGTTGTTAACTGGTATATTGATTTCTAGTTTTATTGAACCACAGCAGCAACATTTGTTATCAACTGACGATGGTTCCTCTGCAGGATAGATTTCTACAGTATTAGAAAGCTTTTCATTTGTACCTCCTATAACATATATTTTATTGCCTACAATTACACCACCACAAGCTGTACGAATAGTAGGCATAGAGGGTAATGCTATGTATGTATCATTATTTATGTCATAAGATAGAAATGTATTTTGGTGTTGCATTGTATCATAATTAGTTCCGCCAATAATATAAATCTTTTCATCACAAACATCGCTTGCATAATGGATCTGATTTGATGGTAAGTCTGTTCCTTCAGTCCAATGATCATTAACTATATCATAGATATATGATTTCTTTGAATTGATAGTACCCGAAGTGTGACCGCCGCTTAGCCAATATAATAATCCATTATTGTGATGTAAACATCCAAATCCCAACTTAACAGGAAGTGGGCACCCAGTGGACCAGGTACCTGATGCTAAGTCCAAAATTTCTACTTTATCAGTAAAAACCCATGATTGAGCAGTTCTGTCTATGATACCCCCAACACAAAAGATTTTCCCATCCACGTAACAACACCTTAGAGCGCCTCTGGCAGTTGGCAAAGTATATGGACTTACCCTCCAAATGTTAGTAGTTGTGTCATATATATATATTCGATTTGAGATACTGGTTGCATCTGCTCCACCTAAACAATAAAACTCATTTCCTACGGCAACTGATCCCATCATATATAATGACTCAGGCATAGGTTTTCCTGTCATCCAATATTTATTTTCTGTATCATATATTTCAAGAACATTAGTTGCATTACTATTAGTAGTTGTAATTAAACCACCAGCACAGTAAATCTTTTTACCTATATTAGCATATGCAAAAGAGCTTCGACTGGTAGGCATAGGTTCACCAGTTTTCCATGTACCATTTAATGGCAAATTCATAAAATCCTCCTTTTCTTTTTGGGGCTTGTTTAACACACTAACCGGTATTGTGTGTTAATATTATCGATGGTTACATTATATGGCCTTGTTTGAATTATAACACACAATATGTTTCCGTTCAAGCTTTTTCGAACAAATGTTCGATATATCTTCTATAACTATCGAAGTTAGTGTTATACTTGCTTTATCATAGTAGAATCGCCTGGCCGGAAAGGCTGGCATATATGAAGCATGTTTCTTTTCTCAGTCAAATAGCAATTTAGTCTTGAAAGCAAATGCCAGTGATTTAGAAAACACAAATAGCAACTTACCTGATCTTAAATAGTAAAAAACCAACTAACATTAAGTAGTCGGTTTTTTTGTTATTTATTCTTAATAATTTTTCATTTGGACTTTCAGTTGAATTTAAATTAGTAAAAGGAGCAAAGTTAAATTAGAACTTCGCTCCTTTTAAAACTATATCCAAAGTGCTAATACATCCAGTTTATACAATAACCAAGAGTATCTAAAATAAACAGCTCTCTCTCTACTCCAACTACTTGATTTTTCTGTATGGCCGTACTTACTAAATGTTCTAAATTGATCCTTTTTCATCAAATTGTTAGTGTATTACTTATTAGCTCTTGTTACTCTTATTATTTTACTATAATACTGCATCCAATTTTTATTCTCATTTGGTTTACCATATCCATAAGTCAACCTATAATCTCCCTCTTGTATAAGCTTTGTAGGTTTATCATGATAATAAAAATCTCTAGAGTAATCCTGTTTTACTTCCCACATAACTTTATTATCAGATATCCGAACGAACCTCAAATATCCACCGTTTGTCCACTTACCGCTCTTTTTCACGATTGAAAACCTGTAATAGTTAAACTGATCATTTAATACTACATTAGTTACACTATTTGGATCACCCCATCCACCTGATCTCCATTCTGTATTGGTTAAACAATTTTCGTCATATAAGATATAAGTAGTAGGTGCTGCTGCAATTCGAATGTTAGCTTCATTAAGATTATATTGAATGACTTTTTCAGTCTCAGTATTTGTTAATTTTACATCAGTTCCGCTGCTCGCATAGATGGTCCCTGGTATAGATATAATGCCTAATACCAAACTTGAAAATAATACTCTTTTCAACACTTTACTTATAGCTTTTTTTGTACTCATAATAATATGACCTCCCTGGTTATTTTGCATTTTTTTAAAGTATCCTTCTATTCATATCAAATTTATCTTATCATTGGAATCATCTCCTAGTGCTTATTTATTATGGTTTCACATTCATTATATAACTTTGCATAATAAAACCAAACACCTACATATCGCATTTTTCGACATTTTATTTTATACTTAAATATTTATTGTGATATGATTAGCAGTTTCTTAGTAATTTTCGAATTTTATATATTATCTTTCGAATTTTTTTTAGTAGATTCACTTTATTTAGTGCCTCATCAATTCCTTAACAATATAATTCAATGTTTATTACTTTTTCATAAAAATATTTCCTTTTTTCTGGTTTCAGGACAGCTCCGTTTCTACATTAAACGATCATTTAGAAGTCCATGCCCCCCACGTGCCGGATACTATCTTACGCGTATAAATGGTTCCATCTTCTTTGATAACCGTATCGGTCCCAAGGTCATCTGAATATTTAATGCGAATCCATGTTCCCATTGCATTTATGAATGGCACTACTCCAGTATAGGAAGTATAAGACCAACCATTGTATACATATATTCCCGGTGGCAATGCAATCAGATCTTTGTATCCATAAATACTTATACTTTTGGTATAGAGATTTGCTAAATCACTGTTATTCGCTTTTGAAGCTAAATTGCTATTTAGTGTATCTGTAGTTTGCTTAAGTGAGTAGGCCAATGCTGCACTGGCTGCCTTACTTGAATCGTTTAGAAACTGATTAATCACATCTGTTTTTAGCAGCAGCTTATTAGCCACCCTATCAGCAATCGCATTGATTAGCAGCTGCACTGTGGAACTATCCCCCGCTGCACCAACTAACCCTTGAACGTCTGTAGCAGTAATTAGATTTGCAGCGTTAGGCCCTGCTGGACCGGTTGCTCCAGTATCGCCTTTATCGCCTTTATCACCTTTCGGACCGGTAGCGCCTGTGGCTCCTGTATCTCCTTTGTCTCCCTTTGAGCCGGTGGCACCTGTTTCTCCCTGTATTCCCTGCTCTCCCTGCGGCCCTAAATTAGTACCCGCATACACCCATTTAGCCACCGTAGCGGCACCGGCTACCGTACACTTATATACCCGGCCCCGGTCTGCTCCTGTACCCGTATTCTGGTAATAATCGTTCACAAGGGCTGCTGTCACTCCTGATCCGCTAAATACTGTGGCGGTTGTACTTGTTCCGGTTATCCCGGTTCCGTTATACCAGAGGCTCCCGCGCTGTCCAGTATCACCCTTTGCACCGGTTGCTCCTGTGGCTCCCGTTGACCCCTGAGCTCCGGTATCTCCCTTTGGCCCTATTGGACCCTGTGGCCCGATTACTGAGCCTAAATCTAATTCTGCCATATCTGACCTCCTTTAAAAAGTTACTATAAAATGCCCTGCTTCGTTGATTCTTACTGGCGGTGGATCTGCGGAAGCATCTGGATAAATCACATACAAATGTCCGTTCCGTATCTGGAAAATGTAATTTCCATTAGTCTGCGTTATTACAGCATCAGACCCTCTTTCGCCTTGCTTACCCTGTGGTCCCTGGATTCCCTGAATACCCTGTGGACCCTGTCCTCCTGTTGCTCCCGTGGCTCCCTGATTTCCTTGTGGCCCCTGCGGTCCCATCGGTCCATTGAAGTACCCATTCATCAGTTTAGTATTAAAATCTGTCAAGGTTTCATCTACCCGGCCCCCGGCTGCAGCTATTTCCGTTACAGCATCATTTGCTATTACCTCAGTCTGATCCCGGAAGGTCTTGGAATTGTTCTGATACTGGAGAGCCATATCCCTGGCTGCCTGAGCATCAAGCATATACTGTCTAAACTCCATTTGAATGGAAGCGTCCAGTTTAGCCAGAGTAACAGAGCCGTCCACTATCTCTGCGGTAATAGTCCGGTTTAGGATCTTCATGGAAATAGTTGCGGTACTATCAACAGAATAGACAAACCGGGTAAGGTCAATCACCTTCTGTGTATCGTCTGCCAAGGTAAGAACCAGCTCGTTATCATCATTTATATCAAAGTTCGCAACCACTTTTTCGATTGCCAGATCATAAGTTGTTACGGTTCCATTCTGCTGTGTCACGGTCAGGATCCCTGTATCCGTATCCAGGGTAATTTCTCTTACCAGAGTATTGACTAGAGAAAGCTCCGCCTTTTTTGCATCTATCTGGACTATCCGGTTATCTGCTTCCTTGATGCCGTTCTCAATCTTAAGCAGGTTCGTTCGGTTTATGGGGGTTTCCTGCGAAGGATCGTTCTTCCAGTCTGTTATGTAGTAATACGGTCCATAAGCCATTAACTGGCACCCTCTTTCTTATCTGCTTCTGGCTCCTTAATTTCTCCCGGGGTTCCAAGCTCCAACATTTGCGCAATGGCAGATACTTGCTTAGCATTCTGGATTCCGGTTACTGTGACAGCATTCAGCATGTATTGAATTTGCATCACCTGTTCTTCAGTGAATGTGATTACTTTTTTCAAAAGGCATATCCTCCTTTCAGGCATACAAAAAGAGCGGGGAATCAATCCTCGCTCTCTGCAATAGTTTTATTTAATTATTAGCTACTGTTTCAATAACCACCTGACCATCTTTTATCCAGGCTCCGTCTGCCCCGACATAATATCCGTCTGGCGTGGTGGTGTCATGAAGCATATAGCACCACCTGTCAAAGTAGTACCATTTGCCACTTTCGGGGTCATGGAACCATGTACACTGCAGGGCTAGTCCCTCTTCATCAAGGTATATCCAAGCTCCATCGTATTCATGATACCAAGCATTTTTAATAGGGAGATAATCTTCATCCATTGCACTAAGTCTTGGCCTTAGTTCTCCATCCCTCAAGGGCAGCCGTTCTTCGGCAAAGGCTACCATATTTAAGGAAAGAATCATCATTACCACAACAAAAATCAAACGTTTTATTTTCATGTCTTCCACCTCCGATTTTCTTTTATGATAACACATGCGTTGGACACACGCAACCACCGGGCGATTTATCTTTCTAAGTTTTCTATCTTGTTATACAGATAGTCTAGTGCTTCAAACAGAGAATAATGTTGCCACCAGTTATTTCCAAACAATTTACAATCACCATTAATCTGCCTTGCATTAACAAATGGTGTCTCCAGATGGTGGTCAGACAATATAGTAGTTCCTGCTTGAGAACTCAAATTTATTGCCGCATATTTACCGAAAGGTCCTCCCTGTGCTGTTTGGATAACTACAGATCCATCGGTAGAGCGTAGCAAGTTACTTCCGTTAGCGCTCACATAATAATCGCCAAATCCAACGGCGCTTCCATTGGCATAAAATGTTTGAGATTCCAGATTTCCAGTGAAAGTACCATTAGTAGCAACAATATTCCTACAGGTCAGTTTTCCTTCACTTGTCATACTGGAATAGTTAGATTCCCACGACAACCGGTTTGTTTTAATAGTAACGGCATTTGGTTCCACTGACAACTGAGAAGAAACTTCCCCTTTACTCACCTTTAGGGAGATCTGATCTGCCGTCTGTATAAACTTTGAATTAGTATCATTTGCAAGGTTAGTTACAGATAAAGCTATCTGGTCTGCCTTAATACTCAAAGAAGCTTCTGCCTGCTTTGCCCTGGTAACTTCTGCAAGAATCTGATCGGCGGTCATTTTAAACTGTGCTTCGGTTTCTGCTTTCAAGTCAGTTACCCTTACGGATACTTCTTCCACGGACTTCTTGATTATAGCCGTTTTTCCTTCAAGCTGTATGATCTGCGTGCCGATTCCAAAATTTTCTTTTCTTTCCCTGGTCCCTTGGGCCTCGAAGGTATCCATCATTGCTTGAATGCCTTTTATGGTACGTTTTAAGCAGTAGGTTTCTATGACATCATCAGAGGTATAGCAGATGATCCCGTCTCCCGGCTCCACCCAAGGAAGTGCCTGGGTTACGATCCTACAAGGTCTGTATGTCTTCCGTCCGATATTTTCATGCACAGTAGCCGCTATATTAAGCAGTTCCTGCGCTCCTTTGCCGTAGACAAGGAAATTACCCTGTATGGTGTAAGTATTAGTTCCAAGACCGTAAGCGGCTCCTACGTCCCCTTCTTCCTGCCTGATATGGACCTTATCAATACCCTTTACAAGAAAATCCTCGTACTTAGCTTCTCTAAGATGAGATAAATTTTCCCCATGCATTTCAGACGGGTATAAATCATCAGCCGGAAATAACTCTTCCGATGGGTACAACCCTGACGATCCGAGGAATACATATTTAAACTTTCCTGTATTATCAATCTGACCGAAACAGCCGTTGATCTCACAAATGGATTTCATTACGTCCCGGCCTGATAGTTTTGAGGGATCAATGGTTTTTGATATCTGCATATCATCCAAAGGAAGAGTGGTAACCTGTTGCCGGACCCCTACGTACTCACAAAGAGTGGTACGAAACTCTTTCAGACTCATAGGAAACTCTAATCCCTGATACCATGAGGATACATCAACAGCGAAATTAAGCATTCGATCGTAGGCTATAATCTTTTTCTTGGTTTTATCCGCCTGCCGTTCAAAGCTATCCACCTTGTAGATGCCCATAATCATTTCATAGCCACCTACCTCTATAGACAGAGTAAACCATTTCCCGGTCAGGTCCATTAATACATTGGTTACCGTCACCTCTACCATGGCAGCTCCACACTGTCCAAATGTCAGGGATTCTGTGGAGCATAGTACCTGGGTCAATACAAGGTTATCATCTGGTACCTGTGTTCCGTCTATGGTGCAGATCGGTGTATCGGTTCTTACATCAAAATCCTTTTTATCATAAAACCTCATTTTGAATGTCCGCCATGTATCAATGGAACTGTTTGTCTTCCGATACAGGGCTTTTATTTCTTCCGGAATATTTAACACTCACACGCCTCCTTAATATTCTATCAAAGTTATAGTAAACGGATCATAGACCATGTTCAGCCGGTTCCTGTCTATATGACTGATCGTGTACTTGATATCTGGCATATAGAATTCTCCGCTTGCATAGTCCATGATCTCGCTATTCCAGTATGTAAGGTTCACCTTTCGTTCCACTGCGTTGGTGATTCCAGAATCCACGATAGCCTTTAAGACTATCTTTTCACCATAATACAGTTTCCTGATCGGTATCTCTATTTTTGATTTGAAATAGGGTGATGTGGTTCTCCTGAGTGTTGCCGTGGCTGATTCTCTGTAAGCGTCAAGTTCCAGCCTTTGGTTTGGTGTTTCATCATATTTTTCTAGGTAGCTATTCGGGAGAACTGTATTCCCGAACTTTACCAACCAGCCTTGAAATGCCATATTCTCCCTCCTTTATCCCATTAATGGATTAATACCTGTTGAGCCGATTATTTGTTGATTCTTTCTGACTACAGTCTGGTAAATATCGTCACCAATATTGAGAGTCAGATTTATATTACCTTCATCAGAAGAGCTGCCCTGTCCTCCGGCAGACTTCAATTGCTTAATAATCTCTGAAAGCCCCTCTAGGAATGAATTTCCCTCAGCAGAGTTTTTAAGTGTCTGGTACTCTCCTGCTCTTGGCGGCACAACAACACCCTGCGCCATCTTTGGCAGATAGGCGGCAGCATTGGGAATATTAATACCTGTTGACAGCTGCAGATCAGCTCCGTCAAGTACACTCTTAACACCATCTAGCCAGCTCTTAACCGCGCCCGCGGAAGACTTTGCCATGTCAGAGATACCATTGTTAAATCCTTGGATAAAATACTCTGCAATGGAGTATGATTCTCTTGACGGAGAATGGATGTCAAGTCCTTCTTTTGCTTCTTGTATGGCACCCTGCGCCCACTTTGTCATTGCTGCTTTTGTCAGGATTGAAAAGTCTGATATACCGTTTGCAAACCCTTCATTGATACGCTTAGCCATCATATAAAACACATTATACAGTCCGCCGGTCCCCGTATAATTGGAATCACCCCAGAACCATGTCCTTAGATTATTAGACCATGATTCCATAGGTGCACGTGAATCTGTAAATCCTGACTGTATTTTCTCCTTAAAGGCATTGATTATCTGGTCTGCAAATTTCTTCCATGCGGCTTCATTTACGCCTTTCCCTTCTCCATCTCCGATGAACCATTTCCTAATGCTGTCTGCCCAGGCCTCCATTATACTCTGGGATTTTGTATAATCCTGATTTATAGCACCGTTGTAACCAGATATGATACCTGTGGCCCATTTCTTTGATTCATCAGAATTGTTTCCTGAAAGGCCAAGCTTGCTGGTAAACCAGTTTGAAATACCGGAAGCCCATTTTTGAACTATGCTCTGTGAGTTGCTTTGACCGTTCTCCACTCCCTGATTGAATCCATCAACTGTATACCCTCCAATTTCCTTGAGTACTGTAGAAGGGCTATGGATACCAAGAAGCCCCTTAATCCCATTTACAAAAGGATCTGTAATATTGGCTTTTATGAATGCCCCTGGATTCGAGAAGAAATTCTTTATTCCATTGCAGAACCCGTCCCAGAGGTATTTACCCATTTCAGCCATGACGGTAGATGGACTATGAATGCCGAATGCATCTTTAAACCCATTGATAAAAGGCTCAAATACATTCTTTTTCACCCATGAACCGATTCCTACAAGCGCATCACCAATCCCTTTTAGAATCCCTTGAGCTACATTCCCGCCGCACTCTTCAATCTTTTCTTGGAAGTATGTCTGAGCGGCTTCTACTCCATCTGATATTAAACCACCTAAAAAGGCAGCAATACCGCCAAGTACTGCCCCGATTGCCATAAACAGCCTGTTTGCTACCGTGGCCCAGTCTATATTTTCCAGAGATGTTGCAACACCTTCCCCAAATGCCCACCAGTCAGTTTCTACAACAAAAGTGATCAATGCATCTAATAAACCTATTACGATATCGCTGACCGCTGTCCCGGCTCCTGCCCAGTCAAAGTTTTGGAAAAATGTACTGAGGCTTAATGCAATAGAACTGCCGAATCCAGTCCAGTCAAAAGTTTCAGCAAAGTGTGAAGCCATAGTAAATAAACTACTCAAGCCCGCTGCAAATAAAAGACCGATCTTTGCCCAGTCAATGGTATCGATTGTTCCGTTCAATCCCAGGGCGAATGCTTCACCAATAAGACCCCAGTCAAGCTGAGTTATAAGCAAATAGAGAGTATTAACCAGGGTATTGGTACCTGTCCCCATCATAACTCCAATGGAATACCAGTCTATTGTTCTAACAAGGCTGTTGAATAAATCCGTAAAATCGGTGACAAAAGCCGTGATCTTTGCACCAGCATTATCCCAGCTGATAAAATTGGTGAATCTCTGAACTTCGTCGTTTATCTTTTCTCCAATGATCTGACCGATTGCTGCAAAATCTCCAGCCTTAAAAGCTTTCATAATACGACCTGCGAAATCACTGATTTCACTGTCAATCTTAGACTCAGTAAACATCTGGGACGGATCCACACCACCGGCCCCATTGCTTTTTGAATCTTTTGCCTGCTGTTGGAGCTGTTTTAGTTCATCAAAGGGAGCTAGGGCTTTCTTCATATCTTTTCCGGCCTTCTTTGCTGCTCCTCCTGTCTTTTTCAGACCATCAGCATAATCCTTATTAATCCTTACCGCTTTTGTAAACATTCCTTTTCCAGACAGAGCCGCTAAAAATTGTCCGATCAGGTTTATTACGTAAATCAATTTCTGTGCCAGCACGTCTAAGATAGGAACTACTATTGATGTAATTGGTGAAAAAGCTGCTGCAACACTGTTTTTTAACTGATCCAAGGTGGAAACAAAGGAGCTCATAATAGAATTGAAGCTGCTGGAATACTGGGCATAGTTCTGCGTTCCTTCCTTGAAGGCTGTCGCAATTCCACTGATAATCTTTCGAATAATCGAAAACAAAATCAAACGTTTTAAGATTCCTCCAAGACTACGATGAAATCCTCCCGCCTGTTTTTTCCCAAACAGAAAAGACTTTCCAACATCCATGAGGCTGCCGGCCGCTTTCTTAGCAACATTACCAATCTTTTTGAATCCTGCACCACCAAGTTTCTGCACAACACCGAAAAGCTTCTGTCCACTGTTCGCGGCTATTTTCATCCAAATAGAAAACTTGCTTGTTTCTTCATTGGAACTAAGCAAGGACTTTTTGTATTCGTTTTCAGCCTGAATTACCCTTTGAAGGGCTACATAGGTAGAATCATAATCTGGATTTCCAAGAGATATTCCCTGACTCCCTAATTCTGCGAGTTTTGCTTTAAGCTGTTGTTTCTGTCCCTCGAATGAGTTCATGTCGAACTTGACTGGTATTTCAGTGGGGCTTAACATTTCTTTTTTGTAGTCAGACAAGGCTTGTTTTACCTTTGCAAGTTTCAAGAAAGCATTGTCATATTCTTCATCACCAAAATATAATCCCTGGGATTCCATCTGCTTTAATTGCCCGGAAAGAGATTCGATTTCTGACTTAAATTCATTAGTGGATTCCGACGCTCTGCCCATGTTCTTCACGTAATTATCCACAAATTCCTGGACTTCGTTTCCATATGTCTGATACTCTCCTGGTGCATGTGAAGCCCGTGGTTCTGCCATAGGCTCTGTGGCTTTTTCGCCATGACTCACCGAGATTTCATCCATTTGCCCCTTAAGTGCTGCAGTTTCATCTTGGGCCTTCTTGGCAGCTTTCGCGATCTCTTCTACCTGAGAGGCGGCATTTTCTGCACTGCTTCCAACTCCCTCTGCCGCTTTACCTGCTCCATGAAAAGATCTTGTGATATTATCTGATAATCTTTCGATAGTAGAGGTAAGCTTTTCCAATGCATTTTTAAGCGTTGAACTTCCTTCATCGAATCCGCTTGTATCCACCTTAGTATCAAATTTAAGACTCCCATCAAAAGCCATGCTTTCACCTCATTTCCGGGCATAAAATAAGACGCTTCACAGCGCCTATCCAAATATCTGATTTAAATATTCGATTTCTTCATGTTCTTCGTGCGTGTAACGGGCCTTGATATCGCAAAGAGCTTTGTTGCTACGATAAAATTCTTCTTCCCATTTCTCCAACTTCTTCCCCTTTGCAATCTTCTGGCGAATCCCTAGAACCATGGAAAAAGTTCCATCCTCAATTTCCATAAAGTAACCCATAAATGTCCACCAATGGATATAGTCCGCAGACCTTACTTCTCTGTGAGCTAATTTATTTATTGCCGGGAAAATAATAGGCTCATCCTGTTCCCAGTCAATAACTTTTATAGGAGGCTTTTTATCGTCCGCCGTCTGACCACAGTCAACAAACCATTTAACCTTTTCTGCGGCCTCTGTAATGCAATCTTCCGGGATTTCATTTAAACTATCCCGGAAGAGTCGCTTCATCAATATGTACAGTCTTTCTTTGTCGTTATATTCCGGATCTGCACAGGCAGTCAAGGCAATCAGGATATTTCTATAATCGGTTTCAATGGGATAATTATTTCCATTTATACCTAGGCAGGTTGGCAATGCGCCGATCATTCTCAAATATCTCCCAGATACTTATTCATCTTCTTTTCTGATTTCCGGTTATATGCCTCAATAGCCGGTCCCATAAGCCCCATTATAGCATCAATAACTTCCTCAAATAGGTACTTTTCCTTCCCTCTGGATCCTACAATGCAAAGCGGTGACCGCCCGTTAAAGATGGTATCAAACATATCCGCATTGAACACATCGTTGATGGCTTTTCTCATGGCCTTTGTAAATTCCGCTACATAGGCAGCTTCCTTTTCCAACTCATCTTTCGGACTTCCATCAGGTTTCAGTTCTATGTCTTCTTCCGGCTTGTAGTCCTGGAAATCACTCTGCATTTTCAGCAGACGGTTTATGATTTCCGGATCAGCAGGGTTAAAATAAATCACCCTGCCCGGATCGTCATTTACCATAAAGCTTTCAAGACCTTCGTTAAACTTAAGACTCTTCATCTATATCACTCCTATTCTTCGGTTCCAGAATCCGCAGTAAATGTTTTAGTTGCAGGATCAAAAGTTCCTTTCGTTCTATTTCCTGTGTGATGGAGATTGAATGGGATCTGATATCCAGTGGTATCTCCACCGTAGCTGCTTATTTCAATAATAGCATCCTCTCTGTAAGCCGTATATTTGCCCGCAATCTTGCTTTCCCAGGTGTGAACCTCCACAACGTTTGTCTTTAATTCATCAAGCGTCAGGCGCTTGTCGATGATATCCTGTAGCCTCTCAAATAGTGGGCTACCAACCTCAGCATAGTACGGTTCCACGCTGACCTGCGGCTGATAACTGTCAAGTATTACCGACGTTTCACCCCAAATATTATTCTTGGTATCAACATTGGCGTTCATCTCAACTTTATATTCTTCAAGATCCTTTCCGAGCCTTTCATACTCCGCAGGGTCTCCAGGCTTTGCGGCATTAATGTAATGTGCCATAAACTGACGTTTAATCTTTCCTACTACTTCCGGCATTATAATTCCTCCATTTCTATTTCATAGTTGGCGTATATCTGTATCTGGTACAGTACACCATCGTTCACGGTTGATCCCATGGGCTGCATAGCCATGGCATTGGCCGCTGTTGCTTTCAAAAACTTTCCTGCCAAGGTTCTTCCATCAATCTCCACTTGGATTCCTGCCTCTTGTGGAAGCCGTTCCAACCAGTAACCAAGCTCCAGTAGGAAGTTACTGTTTGCCAGCCTGCAATAATCTGTAAAGGACTGATTCACGGCATACAGAACAAAATTGTGTTTTCGTAACTGATCGCCTAAAATATTTGTGGAAACTTCTACATCTCCGTTACTAGAAAGGCCGTAACTGGTTGCATCAGGATCCGTAAAATCAATATTTAATTCCTCTCCTGCGAGGAACTCTTGAATCTTTGGATACTCTGATAGTTTCTTTCTCATAAAATCAATGATAGTCATAATCAAATCCCCCTATCTGCAACTGCCTGTGCACCTTCCAGGATATCGTCCTTATGGTCTGCCGCCATGCGGTCAAAGAACTTCTTTCCACGCATTGGGGCACCGGTATACTGTAATTCCCGGCCCGTAGGAATCTTGATTTCATCTTTCTTGGCCCAAGGGCTTCCGGTTGTTGGTGAAACAAATAGGATTCCTTCATGAAGGTAATGAGCGTATGGTCCTGGTATATCAATCTGGCCGGATCCTATGACCGTTCCAAGCACCATCATGTGTTCCAGCTCTCCGGCTTGTCTACGTGGCATATAATCGCTCATATACCGCATGGATTCGCTATCTATGAATTTCTGTACCGGGCCACCTTCTTGTAGACCACGGCGTTTTAATAGTTCTTCTTTGGGATACATATCAAGTTCAACTTTCACCCTACCGCCTCCTATTTACTGGAAAGCTCATAATGTTGTACCGCTTCGCTTCCATACAGTTTTGCATCTGCCGATGTTATCGTGATAAACTTATGGGCTGCTTTAAATGCTGTCAAAGATTTTGACAAGGCAGCCTGTGAACTGCTGTCGATTTCGTCTTCAATGATCCCCTTTACAGCTATATCTTTACCCGGTGTAAATTCAACAGGAGATTCAAGGCTTTCCAGAGGAATCACCAAGAGAACAGAAGCAGAGTTTCTTTCTCCTGTCCTTAGTAGGGTCGATTGGGATATTTCTTCCCAGTACACGCCCTCAATCGGGAGCCTGGTATACTTATCTACACCGTTTTCCTTGCTGTACAAATACATTGTTGTGTCTGCGTTGGTAAACATATTAAATCCCCCTGTACAATAGCCCGGTTTCGCTGAGCCACTTATTCATGATCCGGTAAGCGTCTGAGGCACTAACATCTGTGTCCGTAAGAGCCTTGTCAGAGTATGAAACAGAATAGGTACCATTCTTTTCAGAAGTTTTACCTCCAGCGGCCTTGCGTTCCTTCTCACTGGTATAACAACGCTCTGCAATCTCACAACAACACATCTTGATATCATCGGTCAAATCATTCAGCTTATCAATTCTCCCGAATGTAAGGCTGTTCATGATCCGGCTGGCACTCCTGGCATAGAAGCAAAAGCCGGCGCTGATAACCGGCTTCCTTCCGAGCAAATATGAATTTTTATAAAATGCATCATCAGCGTAGACTTTCATCAGCTCCGGCCTCCTTTATCTCTAATTAACCATTGGTGATGAGTTTTGCCATCGGGATTGATTTAGGATCAAACTTGATATCCCAGTTGGCTTTATTGAAAAGCTGTACATCGGTTGGAGACTGAGTCCAGCCAGAAGACGGAATGGTGAAATTAAAACCGTTTGGATGAATCGTTTCCCTCATACGGGTAATCAGTTCATCCTGCCCTCCGTTTTTCTTTGCTTCCCTTACTGTCTCAACCGGTACATCAACCCGTCCTTTGGCAGTCCTAATGACACCAGAGCCAAACAAGTATGTCGTATATCGGTAAAGACCGCTATTGTCTTCTGTGCCTCCCACTGCCTCTACCGGGACACCATCATCAATCAGAACCGTAAATCCATTGATATCGGCAATCTGCATCTTTCTCTGGATTCCTAACGAATCTGTATATTTACGGTATTGCAGTAGCTGTAGATTCTCAAGCGTATTGGCAACACTGGAGTGCATAATCGCCAAACCAAAAGCCCCTTTGTTATCTCCGCAGGCCAAGGTGGCAAGATCATTTAAGTCAGTTTCTTTGATCTTCCTTGCTTCTGCCGTGGCAGAGGATAAATCAAGGATATGGGTATCATTCCATACCTTTCGGTACCCACTGGCTCCGGTAATATCAAACACTGCATTTGTTACACCAATCAGACGGCCCTGTCTGCGCTTCTGCCAGTACTTCGCTATAGTACTTGCGATATGCCCCATTGGATCCGCTCCGGATAATTCAGCAGTGAAGTTCCTGGCAAGGAATCCTTTTGATCGGCCATATACAATGCCAGTCTGAGATCCTCCGCCTACTTCTTCCACCGTGATATCCGTCTGTCCATCGTAGTTCTGATCTTCTCCGGACAACGTATTGTAAAATGGAATGGTGTATTGATTACCCTTACTCTGTATCATTCCTGCAATCTCAGAATCTTCCACAACAGCGCCGCTTTCAATCATTGCTGTTAAATAGGGATCTGGTGCCTCTCTCCATAAATCTAAAAATATTTCCTCTTCAAAAGGAATTCCAAAAATAATACCTGGCATAATTATTTACCTCTCAATTCTTCATATTTTTGTGGATTGGTTGTTTTTAATTCCAACCGTTCTTTATACCCCATCTTCCTAAATCCTTCCGGGGTGATATCCGTTAACTTTGTGCCGCCTGTTTTTGTAACGGCCACAGTTATCGGTTCCTGTTTCCCGAACAGATACCCTTTCTCCGTTTTGATGGATTCAATTGCGGATAAAATATCCTTACTCTGATCTTTTGATTCCATAAGGGTCTTGACGTCCATGTGCGCCTTGATCGCTACATCATCAATTCCTCCAGCTTCTGTAATTGCTTTTTCTAGAGACTGATGAAAAGTTCTCTCTGCCGCTTCCTGCGCATACTTCTGTTCTGTCTGTTCCAGCTTCTGCTTATATTCTTCTGCAGCCTGCTTTGTCTGCTCATAGTCTGAAAAGCCCTCAATGGTTTTATTTGCCGTAGTAAGCTTTTCCTCCAGTTCCTTGTTTTTCTGCTCCAGAGTTCCGTAATCAGCCTTCACAGCTTCAATATCATTACCGTTCTCAGTCATGATTTTATCAATCATTTCTTTTTCCAGACCTAAGTCCTCTAAAAACTTTCGTTTCATAAATATATCTGCTCCTTTCTCGCTACGCTTTTATACGGGTTCGCTCCCACACGATTGATAGTTTTACGTCGTTCCGGACAAATTGATATAAAAATAAGACGCATTACCCTGCGCCTTAATGGGAGATATTTAGGATCACCGCCTTTCTACTGCACGAAAACAGTTTTCGGGGTATAGATTCTTTCAAGTTGTTGTGGAATATCCATTTCTTTTGATAGGTCCGTATATATTCTGGAAGTAACTCGCAGCCTGATTTTAACTGCTGATATGTCATCTGGATCCGCTTTTGCTTTTTTCAGAAGTTTGATATCCTGCTTTAGTTTTCGGATCGTACGTTCAAGCTTTCTTTGGTACTGAATGGCACCGTATGTATCATACTCTTTTCTGTTGAATGTTCTCTTTGTGTTCTCGCGGCGGTTCTGCTCCGCCAGCCATTCATCGGTGTATTTTCTTTTAGATATGCCAGGGATAAATGCAAATCGTATATGATAGCAGTTGATTCCAGCAAATCCTAACATTTCACCCAGGCCGCAGACAGTCCGCATCTCTTCTGAACTGTACACCTTACCCTGCCAGTCTTGGTGATTCCTGAAACCCGTACCTGTATTTCTGGCTCCCATATGCCATTCCACTTCCCAATAGTCCGTGTTTAACTCCTTGGCATTACTTTCATTAACTTTATCAGTTAACTGTGCCACTCCGGTCATAACAGCTCTCCGGACGGCTACTTCCACCCTGTCTGATCTTCCAGGTTTCCCAGGCCGAGTAGGGGCATAATCCACGGTTCGCAATCCACTAGAAGTCATTTCATCAATCACTTCATTAACGGCCTGGCTGTAGGTTTTCACCCCAGTGGTTATTTCCATCATGGCTTTATCTAGCGTTCTTTCCAGATATTCAGAAAGTGGTGTGAATACTTTTTTATTCCCAATCATCACATTGAAGCCCGTGGTCTGGGTAATATTCTCCAAGGGACGCAGGCTGTCTTTTGTCTGTGCTTTTACTGCAGATACAATTTGTTGCAACCATTTATTCTCCTGATACGGTATATAATCCTTTCCTACAGCCTGATAAAGCTCCTTATTCGTGACATAGTCGGACTTTACGGCATGTTCATAGAGTTTATCAATCTGGAGATCGCTGTCCTTCAGGGCTTCGCTGATTATCTTCTTAATCCTGGCCTTGCTTTCACCGATGGCTGCCACACGTCCAAGGGTCCAATCAATGAGTGGTGTAATTAATCCTGCGTTTTCTATGCGCTCCACAATCTCCGCCATGATAGACATTTCCATGACTGTCATGATTCGCTCTATTGGTTTCGGAAGCTTTTCTAGTTCATCTGGTGTCAAATGCTCACCCCCTCCGCCTTATTATTCCTCTGTTAGTGCTGGACTTGGAAGCCTCTCCGCTGCCTGTTCTTCGGTCTCGCCATACCACTTAGCCCGGTATTCCTCCGGTCGCATAATCCCAGCTGCAAGATCCTGCCGGTCTTCCTTGCGTTCTGTTTCTTCGTCAACAAGTATGGAATCCTTGAAATTACATATAAATTCATATCCTGTTTGAGTAAGGCCGTTGTAAAAAGCCAGAGCATAAACCATATCCTCCAGGCAGTCTTTCAAGTTCTTCTGTATTGCTGTAACCATGTTGTACTTTCTTTTTTTGGCCACAATTACTTCGGTAGCTGTCTTTTCAATGACTGATGGATCTGAGATATCACCATAGGCCAATCCAACATTAAACTCTATCTTTCTTTCGTGATAGCATAGACCATTAATGATATTTTCATCTCTGAATTCTGGTGTGAAATCATCAAAAAACTGCTTATCCTTGGATTCTATATTCAATCCACGGTATAGTCGTTTATTAAGCTTTGCAACCCCTTCTACGATCTGTCCGTCATCTGCGAGGTTCTTTTTTATGGCTTCAATACTTGTATGGATCGCCCGCTCTCCGCTCTCGAATTCCCATAGTAACCGACCATACTGGATATCGGCCTGTTTTATTAACTGCTTGGCACTGTCAAATATGGATACCCCACAGAAGGATCCGTCTATATCATTCTTGATCGGATTCCTGTAGTATCCAAAATCCGGCCGGTTCATCAATGGATAATTGATATATGGCGGAAGACCTCTCCATTCCTCTATAACCTTCAAGTTGACCTCTGTCCCCAGACTGCTCCTGTCATTGCATTCATAAGCAGTATTTGTTATTGTCAAGCCATCTTTATCAAGGGAATGATATTCCAGCCTGCGGTAACACTTTGTATCATTGATCGGCTTCGTATCCAGGAACACAACCTTTATCAATCTGCCTTTTGAATCAAATTCCACTGGAACAAAACTATCTGCGGTCACATATTGGAAAGCGTTTCCTCCCAGCGGCTTTATAATCATGGAGCCAAGGGCAAGGCCACTTTGTAGATTCTCATTAAGCGTTTCTAATACAGTTTGGTATAACTCATTTAGTTTATCATTACTGACTTTGGTATCCATTTCGTTTAAAGCGATATTAACAAACTCACTCACTATACCAGATTCAAGACGCAGGGAATGGATTGCATCATGGTCGATCCAGTCTGCTTCACCTTTAAGCATTTTATCCCATTTCGATATGCATTTTATCATATGACTTGAAATAGCTGGTTCATGCCCTATGGCTGCGCCTATGTCTTTTACTGGAATCATTATTCTCACCACCTTATCAATCCATTTCTTTATGCCATCAAACATACCATCACCTACCCTGCAATATAACGGTTCATATCTCGCTCGAATGTATATTCAAAGCTGTCAAGACTATCTATGTCTGTGCTTCCATCGTCTAGTCTCTCATCCTTTTCTGCTTTTTCATTCCAGACAGCTTCTGACAATGCCTTTTTAAGAGTGTCACACCCATCAGTATAAAAGAACCTTCCAAGCCCCATCAGCCTATTTAAACAGTGTATTCTATCATTAACTGTCTCTTTCCAAGCTGGACGTACAATGACTTGTGGAAACTTCTCATCAATTGCCCTTGTAATTCCTCTTCCTAATACTGTTTCCGCATTGTCCCAGTACACATAATCGATTGGTCCGTAGAGTGCAGTTATTTTATCCATAAACTCCAAAAGTAATCGATCAATATCATTGCTGTCATAATCTCCAAAATGACGCTCTGAACCAAGAGCAACCAATTCCCTATATCCCCTGGTCTTCCCAGCTGCAGTAAATGCATGGCCTGATTTGTTACCTCCAAAGTCAACTCCTATGCATATTTCTGCTATGCTCGAACTGAGAATCTGCTTTACTCCAATATCACCACTTACAGAATCCACTACCCTGCAATAACATGGTTTCGGATTATCAGCAAAGCGTCTGTAGATTGCCCCTTCTGCCCTTACCCATTTACCAAGGATATAGCGGTCATAATATACTGTCCCTTCGTATTCATCACAAAGAGCTTTTACGAAATCTGGATCAAGAAAAGGATTATCAAATATCGTATATTCCTGGAGATATAGTTTCTTTGTTTCATCAAGGAACTTCTTAAGCCAGTGGTGGGGATATTCCGGGTTCAATGCTCCATCAAAGCAACTATATGGTTTATCCAATCTTGATTTTAGAAGTTGGAAGACCTCTTGATTCCACTCCGCAACCTCATCTCCATATACATATTTAAACGAGGCACCGCGGATCTTGGAAACCTGGCTTACCTTTTCGGCTCCCAGGCAATAAGCGTTTTCTCCAAACAATAGGCAGACATTCCGGTTATTAATCTCACCTACAAGTGCTTGCCCGAATTTATCACGCATGGGGGTTAATACATTACGTTCAATGGTTTCCTTTGTAACACCAAGGATTACATTCAGCCCGTCTTTTCCTGCCCTCTCCCTTATGCGTGAAGGTATTATCATATCAGTATCAATATAGGTTTTCCCAGAACGTGTTGCACCTGATTTAAAGTTCCACCGCTGATTGGCATTGAGTACATATTCGATCTGCTTTTTACTATACAAATCATTTATTTGCATCTGCCATCAACTCCTTCACCGTTTTAAGTGTTTCATCGAGCATACCTAGACCCGTTTTCTCTGTATCATCATCATTGCCTTTTAGCCTATCCGTCTGTGCCTTAATCTGCGCTATCTTGGCCCGCTGCTCCGCCGTAGCCATGTCCATGTGGTCCGTCAGCCAATCCAAGGCCTTCATGCGGTCAGCAAGCTTTATACTTGCGCCGTCCTTCCCCTGTTTCACCTCAGATATGATCGTGCCGTCTACGTCCGAGCTTTCACGGAATTTTACGGTGTTTACTATCTTGGTGAGCGTTTCACCCGTTTCCTTATCAACCACTGGCCCGAATGTTCCCATAACCGGTACTTCTTCCTGCCCAAATGACAGGTAGTCGGTGATATCAGAAAAAGCTATGTCCATGTACTTCTGGAAGATATCCTCCGGTTTCAACAGAGCCTTGGAATAAGCCATTTCCTTTAGCCTCATAATTTCTTCCCTGACCTTATCATTTACAAGCATTCTCGCTCCGTTTGTGCTTGCTGAGAGGTAATCGCAGCCATACGCTTTCTGGTATGACTTCGTAGCATTAAATGACTTACTATAATAAATACAAAAAAGCCGTTGCTTATCAGTCAAATCGTCATTGCTCATCACCGACTCAACTTCTTCTGCCACAGCTTTCTTTTCTGCCTTGTTGCGTTTCGTTTTCTTTGCAACGTTGCATTCCTTTTCCTGCGTTGCGTTGCAACTCCATTTCCCTCTATTCTTCCATGACCGGACCGTACCTTCTGGTACATCTAACTGGCTGGCTATGTCTTTCAGCATCTCTCCGCTCTCATAGAGTGCTCTGGCTTTCTCTTTTATTTCATCTGGTGCTCTTGCCAACCTCACCACCTCACTTGTGTTGTTTTTATGTATTAAAAAAGAGACGGGGTTGACCGCCTCTTTTATACTAATTCTTATCTAAACTCATCTGGAACCCAATGAATTTCTTGGTTGTCCTTAAATCCCAGGAATATTGAGTATCCTTTAATCGGTATTTTGTTATTCAATACATCAAATTCATCTTTTCCGAAATTCGTAACATATTTTCCATTAAGATGCCAGAACATATAGTAATAATCTCCACCACTATTACTGTAACACAAATCCACTTCATGTGCGCTTGGAAATCCATTTGCTATGCACAGATATGGCATGCTCACAATCTTTTTGTCATTAATTAGATCTATTTGTTCTATTTTTATCATTTGCAATACCCCCTATGTTATTTCCATTAATTATACACCATATTTTACCAAAAAGAAACACACATCAACAAATCTTGACAGGTGCTTTATTGATATTAAAAAAGAGACGGGGTCGGCCGCCTCTTAATCACGATTATTTCTAAATTAATTTATTTCAGCAGCCAAAACAGCTAGCTCATTTTCTTTGTCTGTGGAATCCCTTGTTACATACGGATACATGCTAAGCATAATTCTTTTATATGTACCAAAAACTTCTTCGTTTTCAAACCCTTTACCTTCATACATATTATTCATTGCAGCCATGATATTTTTTATATACAAATAAGGATTAGTTAAATCTCTTAAATCTATCCATTGGCTAATTTCGTCTTTCTTAGTTTTGTTTCTAATAATATGATCACATTCACATTTACAGCATGGATACATAGCCACAATTTTCTTAGTTTCAACATTTTTGATGACATTTATTAAGGACTTATTAGCATCGTCCATTAACTTTTTACCGCAAACTTCACAAACTAGTTCTTCTTCATTCTTAAATAAATTAGATCTTTGCATACTTTTTATTCCCCTTTTTATTTTATTATACATCAAAATTTAACAAAAGAAAAGACTGGGTAAGTGCCTCCCCAAAATGCTTTACAGAAAAATCTACATATTCTTCTTTACATTTTTCCTATCACGTTTTTCAAAATACATTAGAATTGAGCTTATTATGCAAAAAAACATAAGAATTAATATGAATTCCTCAAGTGTTGTATCCCTATAGAACACTTTAATTAAAAGAGCAACGGAAAACACAATCATATTTATAATCAATGCCGCTACTACGTAATTACCACCAATATCAAATATTGTTTCGCCCTCATTTCCTAATGCAAACATCAATGTCGTATGAAAAAATACTGCTGTGGGAACACTGATTGACCCAGCCAAAATAATTAGCTTTAAAAATTCTAACTGTAAAAATAATTCTTTATTAAATATTCCAATGGTAAGAACCCCGGGCGTTATTAATCCTAGAATAACCATTATGCATGCTATTAAATTCCCTGTAACAAAGTCAATTAATTTTTCCACCATTTTCTCCTCCCATGAAGTTAACCTTGAATTATTATATACCAAATTTTACCAAAAGGAAACACCCATCGACCAAATTTCGACAGGCGCTTCCTTAGGAGGTGTATTATGATGAAGCTGAATCGGAACGCCAGGTTGTGAACCCGATTTTACATACTGCCGTCTCTTGGCTACGTTCCGCTACTAACTGTGTAGTTATTTTACCTCGGCATGGCCCCTCTCGGAATCGAACCGAGCCCTGATACGCTTTTATCTATAGTTATTATGCGTTAGCTTACGCCAGCAAGCCATCAGGAGCCAAAGGCAAAGGAATTCTTAGTATTGCTACCTACTCCCATTCGGGAACCCAGCCTTTTAATCCGCGCACCTGGGCTTGAACCAGGGTTTCCAGTCAGGGGGATTACTGTTGTTCTGCCGCTGAACTATGCGCCGATATGCCGGAATCAGACCGGCATGCCCTTATTGTATAAAGCCTCAAAGGGAAATGTTTCTGTGATGGTCATCGGTTAACCTTTTGACCTAATTATAGTATAGAACGAATTTTCCGAATAAATCGAACTATTTTACATTTGCTTCTTTTAAATATTTGTCCCTTATCATTATCCTTGGATAATCATGGTTTCCCTTGTATCCAGTCTTAGATGCTATCTTGATCCAATTCATGCCCTCTACATACTTCATGCGGAATACACACCTTGTCTGCCCGTCCTCAATGGAATTAATCCATTCTTCTACTGCCTTTAACTTCTCTTTCTTTCGCTCAATGACTTTCTTTCGGTGCTCATACAAAGGCCAGTCAAAGCCCACCACGCTCTGCGGTTTAGGGTATCCGTCACGGTAATCAAAGATAGTGTCATTCCCGATACCTGCATCAGTGGTCTGCATTTCCCGAAGTTCGAACTCCAGTATAGGAATCTCCTTCTTAATCTTCTTATAATCATCAAGCAGTTTCTTGGTCATTTTAATATCCAACTTACCGCCTCCCTCCTACAGCCAGTAGCATTCTCGTTGTAAAATCCCAATCAAGGGCTAATGCATTGCTAATATATTTCTTTTCGCCTGGCTCTCCCTTTTGCGGTTCCTCTTGTGGTAAAAAGCTGTATCTCCCTTGATACTTCCATTCATTTTTTTCATATATCGCAACCTGTTTTTTAGGAATCCCTAGTTCTTCTTCTGCCTCCGCAGCGGTATAACTCCCTATCTTTTCGCCATCATCGTAGACAGCGTAAATCTTTCTTTTTGACATTATTATCCCTCCTGTCCTATTATAGCCTCAATCTCTTTTTCAATATTATCCAAGGCTTTCCATACGCACTGCTCTGTCGCTTTTTTCTTCTGGTCATGCGTCATTACCATGGTGTCACTGTGGTTTTGTTTATGTATTGCTATCGCTGCCCGGATCTGGCTGATCTGGTTCTCGGCCCGTTCTGCTTCTGCAGCTCGCATACTGAAATATTCCTGATCATGTTCCATCTTCATTTCTGCCGCTGTCATTAGCATCACCTCCATTGCTTCCAAATTCTAGAATCTTCAGTAAAAATACCGCAGATATCATAAAGCCTACTCCAAGTACTGGCTTTTCTACACCAAGTATCAGTGCCAGGAATGCCGCCATTATAAACACATAAAGTACAAACACCTTTATAACTGTTGTTGCCACTTTTTCTATTATCTTTTCCATCCTATCTCCTTCTTTCTTACGCTCCAATGCTCATATATCTGTTATGTACCTGCCGCAGGTGTTCTCCGTTGGCAGCTGCATAGAATCCAAGTGTTGTTGATGCGTCCTTGTGTCCAAGTATCTGCTGAATGTCCTCAATAGCACAATCTTTGATTCTAAGTGTGGTCGCCATGGTCTTACGGAAGAGGTGAGGATATACCCGGCGCTTAAGCCCGGCCTTCTCTCCGATCTGCTTGATAACCAACCTTAACCCGTCCTCATTGACTGCATTGTGTGGTGCTCTTACCCTTGCAAACAAGGCTTCGCTGCTATCCTTCCTGGAGGCCAGATACTTTTCCAGGTGGACCTTTGCTACATCGTTGAGATACACTGTCCGGTAGTCCGAAGTCTTATGAGCATATATCACGATCTCACCAGTGCTCCAATCAATGTCCTGTTTGCGCAGCTGCGGCACCTCTCCAATTCTTACACCAGTGCTTAGAAGAAACTCCATTAAGGCCCGTTCTCTTGGATTTGTACATGCCACTCTCAACCGTTCAATCTCCACGCCCTTAAGGTAATCAATAGGTGGCTTACGTTCTTTCTTAACTGGTACAGCTTCAACCGGGTTTGTGCTGATAACCCCATGCTTACGGAACCATGTGAATACTGCTGAGAGGAAGCGTCTCTCGTTGTTTACGGTCCTGACTGAATTTCCCTTACTGGCATACATGTCCAGGTAATACTTGATATCCACTGCCGTGATATGACGAATGTTCTTGTCAGTGACGCAGAGCATATTCCGCATGGCTCCCATATAAGCCCTGATAGTCTTATTGCTCAGTCCATCTTTCCTGACATTCATTTCATAGATTTGCAGCAAGTAGATGTTATCGTCCATTTCTGTTGATAGCTCCGTTTCTTTCTTCTGGACCTCCACATAATACAGTGCCTTAATGATTACTGTTTCCATTATCCTCAATTGCTCAGTATTAACATGTGGTTCCATTTGCATTAAGATTTCATTGATAATCCTCTCTTTCATTTTCTTTCCCCCTTTGTAAAAGCTGTACCTATAGTTTCATTGTTTCTACTCCTGAAAATCTTCGTTTAGCTGATCATTGATTCAGGCACTAATCCCGGATAATCAGAAATGTTCATCTGCCCTGGTATTTGCTCCTTATTCTTCGGAACTTCGTTCCATTTATTTTCCCATTCTACGCCTATGTAATCCAATACCCTACCCCAACCAAATCTTTCTCCGGTATCTTTGTTAACACAGCATTTGTACATCCAGAATTCCCACTCCTTTTCGTTCCGATCTCGCAGTTTATCAAACCTGTGAGGACGCTTCTCCATATGGATTCCAAAACCGCACATACTGCACCCGGTACGTTGTGCATCTGTGGTATAAAGCATCCCGTTATCGTCCCGATCTATTGTTCCATAAATTTTAGGGATAATAGTATCCAATGGTTCATATTCTTTCGGGCTTCCGCCTTTATTTTTCCCATACAGCTGTTCATGAAATGCTTCCGCAAACATATCTTTGTGTTCTTTGTACCATTTATCCATTTTGAACGCTAACATGAGAATATCGTTTCGCATGAAAGGGGCAAACGGTGCGCTACGAATTACGGTCTTTCCAAAGTAGTTACACCCATGATCTATAAGGGCTTCTTCTCTCTGCCCTCCCTCGCTTGCCATAAGACCAAGGAAAGGACGGCTGTTATGCTCTTTGGCCCATTTGTCGCAAGGCTGTTCCTTCATGAACAGGCAACACTTGTTTGACACAAGGAAATCCGGCATCTGGTAATTTACACCCTCATTCTCATTTTCATATCCACCGAACTTGTTAAGCCATTTCTGTGGTAGCTTCATACGGCTGTTCTTTGCATAATGCCCTTGTGCTCCGCATTCACCTGTAATGATTGCATGGCGGACTGTTTTATTCTTCTCCGTAGGGTGCTGCAGTGTATCAATGCGTCCAGCTATCTTTTTTGAGATGACCGGAAATCCTACTTCATTCAAGACAGCAACCTTACTCTTTCCAGGTGCTATGCTTATGATTCCCAGGGCTTTATGTACCCGTTGAATGCTCCGATCCTCCAAAGATGATACTGACACGGCAGGTACATCAATTCCAATGCTCTTAAGCCATAGATACAAAACTATACTGTCAAGACCACCAACGCTCACATGGGCGTTCAGTCCCCGCTTATCTAACTCAGCAATAAATTCATAGGCTCTCTGTTCCGCCCTCTTGATCTTCACCTCATAGGGTAGATTCTGCATTGCTGTAAACTGTGCCTTCTTTTTCTTCTTTTCTGCCTTCCACTCTTCTGTGGTCAATTCTTTATTTTCCATTTTTTGAAAGGAGCCAGGATATCCTGTCACGGTGGCCACCGCTCCAGCCTCCTTTCATATTTAATTAATTGTTACTATTTTCTTTTTCTGGCATACACTCAAAGTGTATGTGCAACTCACTCCGTCTCCTGATTTCTCACATCTTTTAACTGGTATTTTCCTCAAACCCTTTCACAATCCGATAAACGATTCCTCGCAGCTGCCCTGCATATTCAAGGACCAGATCCGCATCCTGTTGGTGGAATACTGCAAGGCTCACCTTTTCCAAGATTCCGGATTCCCTAATTGCCGTATTGATCTCCACGTATTTCCCCTTTGCCTGGGTCTGCTCAATCTGTAAATCACTAAGTACTATGTCCTGAAGGATTTCTTTTGTCATGGACCTAAGTTTTTCCTTTAGCTGATTGTATGATTTCTGGTACTTCGTTGTAAGAAGCTCCAGGGGTACATTTTCTCTATTCCTCTTAAGACGATCCAGCAGGAACAGGTATTCATTCATATATGTTTCTTCTATCATAGAGTAACCTCCGTAACACAACAGTAACCTTTGGCTTGTTACCACTCAAATCCGCATAAAATAAAGGTTTACTCCGTTAATACGCCTATCGGTCTTGTACTGATTCCGTTTACCTCCAGGTGGTCGCTTACAGCCATTACGATGCATGGGCGGCCGTCAATCATTCGGCACTCTACCCGGCTTGTATATTCAGGCTTAACCTTAATATCAAGACCCTCAGTCTTAATACTAAATACTTTTGTATTAATTACATTTTCGGCAACCAACACCGGGAATTGCTCAGGATCTATATCGTCGAATTCTTCAAGTTCTTCCTGAATTGCTCCATTAGACTCAAACAATTTCATGGCACGGTTAAGATCTATTACTTCCGGTTCTCCTGCGGATTCTTCAACCATCTGCAGTATATCTTCATAAATTCCCTTTACAGCTTCAAAGCTGCAATTCTCTCTTAAAAGTTCCTCTGTCAATTTTCTGAAAGCAAATTCCTGATGGTGGGCTGCCAAAGGCATATATGACCCGATTACCTCTGTTATTAATTTCTTATAATCCATATCTGGCTTTTTAGCGTAGAATAAGGTGCCGTAGATATCCGTCTGTCGGTCATTAAATGCCGGGTACAAAAAACCTACGTCGGGAGCTTCCACAATCCAATCTCTTTTACGGCTTTCTACGGCGTTTTTATCCGTGTTGTAGCTTAATTCTCCCTTGGACAGTTTCACAGGGCATATTGCGCACTGTACGAACTCATAGACATAATCTGAGGCATCTTCCATCACAGCCCCGTCTTGTGCTTTCCCTGGCACATCATAAATACCATGAACCAGCACTATGTAATAGTTCTCACCGTAGTCATAGCTTTCGATGACCTTATTATAGAATTCATCAATCAAGGCATCATCTTTTAACCGACTATCTCGTAAATCAAGCAATAGATCATCTGGCGCATTGAGTTTCCATTTTTTGGGGAGTTCCAAATTTATAAGATTCTTGGCAACTGCCCCGGATAATCCGCTGCGGAATATTTTGAAATACTTAAATGCTTCTTCCTCTGGCAGCGAAAGAAATGCTTCTTTCAATTCCGCCCGCTTATTCTTCTCTGCATCTACATAGCAACTGCAAATTCTTGTAAGGCTGCAATTTGCAGGAGTGAAAATCTTTTTTATCTCACTAATTTCTTTTTTGTTCATTTTCTGAACTCCTTTCAAAAATCGTATTCGTAAAAGTCCTGATCCTCTATGTACCAATCATTTCCTCGCTTATAAATCCTCATGTTGTCAAGTTGTTTGTCTTTAACCTCCTGCCAAGCTGGAACCCGGCGGATCATATTGCGCATGTATTCCCGGCGCAACTTGATTTCTTCATCGGTCATCGGGATTCCCATGTGATGATCTTCACCTACACGGTGCCTGGCTAGTTTACGGGCTCTTTCTTCGTCCATTTATCCTCCTTGCAGCTGTTGCAACACAAGAGCGTCATAATCTATCTCACGTTGCGGGAAGTTCTGGAATTGATTAGGCTTACTCTTTGCCGCTCCGGCGCCTTTTTGCTTCCTTGCCTGCATAATTAATGTTTCGAATTTTTCCCTCAGTGTCTTGGTGCTGCGGATATTAGTTTTCCAGAATTGATCTGTTATAGCAAAGTTTAGAGCCTCCTGTATCTCTGCTTCCGTCCTATGGTCAAGCCGTTTCATTTTTTCGATATGCTCGCACCATTTTTCCTTAGCTGCCGTTGTTGCTGGCACCTTGGCTCCATTGAACTGGGAAACAACTGACTTAATCAACTTATCAACACACAGCATTTCAAATCCGTTAGGAGGAAAAGTTGCTGATACCGGAACGGGATTTGCAACATCCTTTTCTTTGCTCTCTTCTTTATCTTTTTCTTTATCTAATTCTAATTCTATATCTATTGCGTTACTTTGCGTTACTTCTGGTGTTACTGTAACGTTACATGGTGAAGCGTTCTGTTTCTGTCGGTGTTTAGCCACTCTGTTTCTGGTCTGCTCTCTGATCTTTTCCAGCCCGTCAATGTTCTGGTATTCCTCCCAATTCGTGATTGATAGGGCTCCATTAAATTCTTCCACCATTCCAAGCTCTTTAAAGGATTTTATGGCGGATATCATGGTGTTTTCTTTATATCCCAGTTCGTCAGCCAACATTTTAGTGGTATATGGGATATTCCATGTAAGGAAAATCATCCCCCCGGAATTACACCGTCCAGCAACCGTAAGAAGTTCAACCCAAATCAAGGCTTTTTTATCTCCGTCCTTCTGACTCCTCAGGTGCTTGATCTTTCGGTTGTTAAACATATCAACGCTTAACCGTATCCATTTAACATCGCCCACATCATCACTCCTGTTCTACTATCAAAACCTCAATCCGTGGATTGTTTTTGTCGCAATGAAAATCATCTGTGAATCCAGAAATTTCTTTCCAACCGTCCTTTTTAATAACTCCACAAATGACCAATGCGTCTTGTATAACCTTTCTTCCCATGCTTGAAACATTATCCTTATCTCGCATTCTGTTAGGCTCATACCAAGCGTATTTGAAGAATACAGGCTTTACTATATGTAGCCGTTTTAATTGCTTCCTGGCGGCATTAATTACAATCACTTCACTATCTTTCTTCATTTTGTTCCCAATGTGTGGATTAGTTCTATTTGCATTTATGTATTCGTTAAGGCCCGGTAATCGGCCTTTAATCACTAACTTGTACTCCATAGGCTCCTTTCCCCTCCGCCGCCGCCCTGAAAGTAGCAACGGCAGAGGTTTCCAATGGCATATTTTTGGGACATATATGTAATTCCCTTGATTAGAGGGATCACAAGGCTATATATAACTCTTTCCGTATCTTTTCATAAATGTGTTTCTGGCATCTTCAAGAGAATATCCTTCGGATACTTTTTGCCTCTCCCACATCGCCTGACCAAACATCTTAGACAATTTCTCTGCCATAGTATTATCATGAATTCGTTCATCGGTTTTACCAAGAGTGTGGCATCTATTACAGATGGGGGCCTTCAACCCGTCTTCTTCTGCAAGCGGCCGTTTGCCGGATCCGAAAACAAAATGATGATCGCAATCTTCTGTGCGCCCGCAAAAGTAACAGTAATCCTTAATATCTGTGATGATAGAATCCATGCTATACCTCCCCTAGCAGTTCACTTGACCATATTGGACCTGTGAGGATCTTTGTAAACTTGCAATAATCGCACCCGCCGCAACGTATAGGCTCTATTTCTCCGCTCTTAAGTTGTAATATGTATGGGGTATTTCTCTCAACTTCGATTAAGGCTTCGTCTAAAAGGCTTTGCTCACACTGTATTATTTCAATGTCCGTAACTTTTTCTTTAGAAACAGCCGCTATGTAGAACGGTAATTTTATCCCTGTATTGATTCTTACGACCTCTTGATATACGGCTCCTTGAATGTAATAGCCCCATTCAGCCAAGAAATTGATGTGGCCTATATCAGCATGGTAAAACTCTTTTCTTATGCTCTGACAGGTCTTTAAATCAACTATGCACCTTCCTGCATGGTAACTGTCTATCTTTATTTTCCAGTCGACTCCAAACAGATACGCTGTCATGATGACCTGCTTTTCTCCGCTCATCATCTGCATAAACTTTTTGTCACGCTCACACCGTTCAATCATTTGATTGGCTTTTTCGTATTTAGCCATTAAGGTTTTATCTTTTTTCAAGATACAAGGGTGCTGCCTTTTAAAATCTTCGATAGTACCTTCAAAATAAGCATCAACGTAGCTGCCAACCATTAAAGCGTCCGATTCTTCCATATCTTCAACCCAAGATCCGTCTATTTTCGCAAGTGCGTATTCCTCACAGCCAACCTTGCCATAAGTTCCACAGAAGTCTTTGTACTGGCTCACTGAAAGATAGTGCTTATTCGCCTCATTGCTGTAATAATTATCCGCAGTTAAGATCATTCTTTTGGCTCCTCTTTTTTGAATGGATCCGCTGGTTCTTCTTTAACCACATGGAAATAATCTTCAATCTTCCCCTGACCGTTCTTAATGGCGTTGTAAACGCCCCATAAATCAACCACATTATCGTTAGAGAGCTGCGCCATATTCTGGCCTATGTACTTTTCGATTTGTTCCCTGTTAACACTAAAATCCTTTTTAAACAACTTCTCTATTTTCTCGATCTTATCAAGGCTCGGTATCTTTTCAAACTCCGTTTTCTGCGTGTCTCTACATTCTTCAACCGCCAAATCTACAACGTCACCCGGTATTACTCCGAGAATACAGGCGCGAACCCTACGCGCTCCAAAGTTTGCAGTAAGCTCATATACGTCGCGGCTGTCAGTCAATGCATAGCTGCCTTTTTTCGTGTCTCTCTTATGCTCTACGCCGAAAATCTTTGTTACCCTTGTATTGGTTTCAAGATCCCATGCATAAGCCATCATTTCGGACTTACCGTCTTTCTGTTCCAATTCAAGAATGCCGTAATCAATATTGCCCCACGCTTGTGCCATTGCTTCTGCAAGCCTGATTGATGGTCCAGTAACGTTCTGGTTCCCCTTTGAATAAGAGTAAAGGGACTGCTCCGCCAGTTTTGGGCGTTTGCAAGCTCTCTTTATACGATTAATGGAATCATACTCATCACGTGGGAATCTCTTTGCAATTACAATAGCTGCCTGAACCTCCTGCGCTTGGCGGTTTACCATCATTTCAGTCTGTGTATTCTTTATATCTCTAACTTCGCTCACTTCTTTAATTTGGTTCATTATCTTCCTCCTTCACCCAATTACCAGAATAAAACCACTCAATAAATTCCTGCTGTTCCTCCGGCGTACCTTGTGAAAGTCTCTCCAAGGCATACCGAAAAGCATCTTCACTATTGACTGCATTCCCCTGTTCTTGGAATATCCCCATGTACATCTTCATTACCTCCTGCAAAATAAACTGCATCACTTTTAGGCTTTGGAAAAACGGTGCCCAATATTTTTAACAGCTCATGCCTATCCGGTCCAAACCGACTTGATAGAACGAATTTTTCAATAATATCAAGCCTTATTTTTGCTTCTATGCCTTCCTTGTATTCACTCAAAGGTACACAAACCATTTTTGTTTTATAATCCATCTTGACAATCCTCCGATTTACCACGTATAATACGGGTTATAATTTATTTTTACATGTATCTGACCTGCAGGTGTTGGCGCACCTGTGGGCCTTTTTCTTTTACCGCCGTTTTGCCATTGATTTGGGCTTAAGCCTGCGGCTGCTCCGGCTTTGAGGGTTTTATGTTTCCTGCTCATGATTCCTCCTTATATGGCTCTGGATATCTTAGATATTTCCAAGCTAATACCGGGCATTGTACTGGCTTACCATTTGCATAATAGAATTTTCCATTGTCGATATTTCCTTTTATTGTGTAGGGATTGGTGTAAGGCTTGATGGTCATGTATACTCTTGCATACTCTGAATCCTTTGGAAGCCTCTCTTTTGTAGGAATCCATGGGTTATCACCTGGCAAGTTTGGTTTCAGGAATTCTTCTCTTCTCGCGGCCCCAAAACCGACCGGGCCTACCTCAGTCATTGTGTTTATACTCCCGCCCTCATGCCTATATCCATTGCAGATTATCCCGTTTCTCCATGTTCCTTCATATAAGACCTTTACCGGATAACCTATTGTGTCGTACCATGGTTTACTCATTCCTCGCTCACCTCCTTAAACCAATACTCAGAATTCCTTGTTACTACATGTACGTACGGCCCATTTTCTTTGTAGTGTTCAATCGTGGAAGTACGCATCATTCTTCCTGATTCTCCAGTCCACAAGAAACAAAAATGTTTTCCTGGGGCTATCGATTCCTTATAAGGGATTTCCCCGGAAAGATCAGGACAAATAGCTTTCATTTGACTGATGGCTTCATTCTTTATATTTCCGTTGCGATCTGTTACCTTTGTCAACTTATACACGGATACCTCCTTATGCCACCTTTGCGGCGTTCGCTTCGTTAATCAGTTTCATATTCCTTGCCACAAATCGGGCATTTCGAAAGCATAACCGGAACTTCCTTATCTTTTTTTCCATTCCTCCTTACGGTGAATTTAAGATATACCCCGCCAGATAAAAGCTCTACTGGCGCGTATGCTTCGCCACACCCTACTTTATCAACAAGTTTCTGCTCCATTTCATTCATGCAATTACACATCTTTATCACCTCCCTATGCAACGCCTAAGTTCATTTGAGCATTGGCAGCCTCAATTAATTCTGCCAGATATGTAGGTACCACGTAGCAGTCAATCAGTTCGTGAGCATCAGCGATGTACTTCCGTTTCAGGGATTTGTATGATCTTGCCTTGCCACTATTATCATAGAGGTTAAACTCTCGCCTGATCTGATCGTAAATATCCCGGTAAACCTTGGAACGGATTTCACTGTCTTTATACGCCTCTGACTGCTTACTGCCCAGGACCTTCACGCCTTTGCGTTTTACATGACTGGATAGCTCGTCTGCTTCGGCTCCGTAGAGAGGGATATCATACTCCAGCTTGTCCATACGATTGTCAATCTGTTTTAGCTCTTTATCATGCCGGTTCAAAATCGCTACTGACTGCTGTAATATTTCAAGCTGCGTCAAAGGCTTTTTGGTGAAATAGTTGTCCACAAGCTGGTCATATACTTCCCATGCCTTATCTGTATTAAGAGATTTCGCATGAAGGAAAGCCCCTTTCTCTGTCCAAAGGTACAAAGTGTTTAGGTTTGGCAAAAGGTCAATTTGTCCGTTTGCTCTAAAATCCTTTAATTCATCACCTTTTAAACAAATGAAATGTTTACCTTCTGCGTACCGGTCCTTATTCCGGTTGAAATTCTTTGTCACAGTCTCAGGATTAGCCTCGTAGGCTTCTGCAATCTGCTGTGTTGTCAGTACCCGGATATTCCGGTACTCAATTACTTTTAATTCGTTCAATAAAATACCTCCTTTTGGTTGCTTCCATATTCTTCCAGTCTTATAATGTACTTACAGGCCGTGCAGGGCTGAGTACTAATGAAGGGAGATTATTCTTGGACAAAAAACATTTTCGTGTTATCCTCTATATCTACAGGCACCCGTATGTTGCCTTTGGTAAGGTGCAATCTAAATTTACAAAAATCTATGATTTAGAAGATATGCTTGAGTTATTTAGAGATGAAGATAAACTGTTCGCTCGAACTGCCGAATCTCAAGAAGTTGACGAAGGAGAGGAAGATATATATATATGTCAAACCTCTCATCTCGTGTGCACTCCTATTTGCAATGAATATGTTGAAAACAGGATAGGCCAAAACAGGCAATGGCATATCACTACAGGAATAGCACTGTTTGCAACCATCGGAGCATTCCGAGAAGAATTGGCTTACATATTACAAGCAATAACGAAGCCATTGAAATAACCAGTGGAAAGTCCGGATATCTTAGCATGAAACTTAGCTTATATCCCGGATTTTCTTTTTTAAAGTTTCTTCGCTGCTCTCTGGTAAGTGGTTTTTCCAGATCTACTATAATCTCTCGCTTTATTTCTCTCACCTTATCCTTTCAAAGTACCTCTAAATACGCACACACCGCTAATATCAGCCCTAAACTCACAACAAATATCAATCTTGGCATTATGTACTTCACTATTTCCAGGGCCAGTGATGGGCTGTGGTCGGTGTAATCGTCTAGGGGGTTGGGGTAGTTTCTCATACCTGCTCCTTTCCTCTTACTATCTGTAGGATTTCCTGGTCACTCAATCCAAGAATCTTAACTAAGGTCCACAAATCGTCTAGTTTCATAATTCCTGGATTTGCAAAACGGTTATATAAGGTGCTTGTGGGTCTGTTTAATCTCCTTGCCATACCCTTCATGCTAATCTGTTCAATCTCCATTCGCTTTTTAAGCGTCACACGGGCAACTAATTTCTTTTGCTCGAATTCCGAAAGCTTTAGCTTTGGCATTTTAATACCTCCTTTTCAATGTGCTTAAATATGTAACTACTCATAAAAAAAATCGATCGTAACCCCAAAATGGTCAGCCAATATTTTTAACTTATCCGCTTTGGGCTTGCTTCTTCCTGATTTCCAGTACGAGAACGTTGTTTGTGATATCCCAGTTGCCTTTGCAACTTTATATGTCGTTTCTCCAGTTTGGTTAAGAAGAGCAAGATACTTTTCGTACATTTATTCACCTCCTATTAAAAAATAGTTGCAAATGCTTAACATATGTGATATACTTTATTTGCCTAATGAAGTAATCACCAAATATTGATGCTTTAAAAATGTAGATTATATTTTGCAATGCTTTGCATTTGCTATGTATCCATACTACTACATTTTCGTAAAGTAGTCAATGTTTTATTTCGCATTTATTTATTAATGACACTTTGCACAAAAGGAGTAGCGGTATGTATGAAATATTTGAACAACTATTACAGAAATATGGTGTAACAGCCTATAAAGTAGCAAAGGCAACCGGAATATCACAAACAACATTTTCGAATTGGAAGTCTGGAAGAAGTAATCCTAAAATTGATGCTATGCAGAAAATTGCTGATTATTTTGGCATTACATTAGATTACTTAATGACAGGTAGTGAAAGCGGCGAAGAGAAGAAAACAGATTTGGTGCCTATTTCAGAAAGAGATATTGCCAAAAAGTTTGATGATATCATTGGTGATATGAGTGATCCTGATGGAAGCCCACTTTATTTTGATGGTGTAGAGCTTGATGATAAAACAAAGGAAATCATGGCATCTTTTGTAACTAATGTAAGACAGCAATTTGAAATCATGCGGGAAATGGTAAAGAAAAAATAAACAAGAAGATATTTTAGACAAAAAAACCGCCCCGGTACTAACCGGAACGGCTTTTGAATATCATACCGGACAGAGGCCCGATACAACGTTTTCGCAGACTTATTGTATCACTGATACGCCACTCTGTCAAAGGTATGGCGTATTTTTTATACAAAAAATTCTTAAGAAAGGGAATAAAAAAATGGCAAAAGCAAAAAAACTCCCATCTGGATCGTGGAGATGTTTAGTATATGATTATACAGACGAGTCGGGAAAACGTCACTATAGATCATTTACCAGCGATAATCCAGAGAAAGAAGGCAGACTTGAAGCGGAACACTTAGCAGCAGAATTTGCATATACAAAAGATCGAAAGAGGCATGTGAATACCGATATGGTATTACAGGAATCCATGGAGCAATATTGCTTATTGAAAAATAACGTGCTCTCACCTAGCACTCTCAGAGAATATAAGAGAATGATAAAAAATTATTATACTCCACTAATCTCAATGAAAATATCAAAAATAACTACAATTCAAGTCCAAAGATGGGTAAACAATTTCTCAGCCACACATTCACCAAAAACTACACGTAATGCATTTGGGCTGCTTGCATCAACTATGACATTGTTTAAGCGCTCAGATATATTGACTGACATTACCATGCCACAAACAGTAGTTCCGAATCTTTACACACCATCTGACACTGATGTAAAATCCCTTTTAGAACATGTAAAAGGCACTTACCTTGAAACAGCTATTTGCCTTGCTGCTTTCGGGCCCATGAGAAGAGGTGAAATATGCGCCTTAACAAAGCAAGATATTAACGGTTGTAATGTTACTGTGTCAAAATCAATGGTGAAAGGCGATGATGCGCAGTGGCATATCAAATCTCCAAAAACCACAGCAGGTTATCGAACCATTGAATTCCCACAATTTGTTATTGATATAGCATTAAATAACTCGTCAGGTGATAAAATTGTACCCCTGGCTCCAGATAGCGTGACAAAGCGATTCATAGATACAATAAAACTGTTAGATATACCTCGTTTCCGTTTTCATGACCTAAGGCATTATGGTGCGTCAATTCTTCATGCCATAGGTGTACCCGACCAATATATAATTGAGCGTGGCGGCTGGTCCACAGACAACATCATGAAAACTATATACAGAAGTGCTATAAGCGAAGAATCAAAAAAAATAAATCAAAAAATCAATCAGCATTTTGAGACTATGCAACACGATTTGCAACACGAAAATAAAAAAGCCTAGTTTACACTAGACTTTTAAAGTGGAGCAGACGGGAGTTGAACCCGTGTCCAAAAACCAATTCCCTGTTCTTCTACTATCATAGTTAGTTTATTGACATTCCCTCCACCGTCCGGGAACTAACACCCTGACAGCTTCAGTAGCTTCATAATACGACCGCATGCTCAAAGCTTTGCATACGTCGTTTCTCACATAGTCGATGCCGGGATCTTAAAGTGTGAGTGCCTTAAGGCCGACAAGCTGCATTAAGCAGCTAATGCTAATTCGTTATTGTTAGCGTTTATATTTAGGTTTGCCATTTAACGCATCGCATGCGGATAGCTTCACCAGCTGCATAGCCCCTGTCGAAACCAGTACTGCCCCTGACTGGTACTCTTCTGGAGAGCATTCTCATACTAACATGAAAAAAATCAATTGTCAATACCTGTGCAATTCCTGCTGCTATTATCTTGTGGCAACACTGCCTGAAGATTCACCTTATTCCTTTTTTTGGTTTAAGAATAAAATTTGTTTTAATCAGCAGGAAAAGCACACGCCTGCTGCAGC